GAAATTCCTCTGGCCGAAGCCCGCCGATGCGGGCTTCGGCCGTTCCGGGCCCGCCTTTTCGGCGGGCCTTTGCATTTCCGGGAGTCATCCATGTCCGAGCCAAGCTCTGCGGCCTCCGCCGCCAGCGCAATGGCTGGCGTCGGCCTGGCCATGTACCTGCCGGGTATCGATGGCAACGCCTTGCTGGGAGGCTTCGGCGGCGCCATCTTCTTTGTCGTGTTCGCCCGTGACTACAACGCCCTGACCCGCCTCGGCTACCTGCTGGTGTCCTGGGTCGGCGGCTATTACGCCGGAATCGAGGCGCTCGGCCGCGGGTTGACCCAGACCAGCGGCATGGCCGCCTTCGTCGCCGCGACCCTCTGCGTGACCGGCGGCATCGGCATGCTCGAGTGGATGCGTGGCGGCGAACTGCCCAGCTGGATGCGCGGGCTGTTGCGCCGCCGGGGAGGCAAGTCCGATGGTTGATCCGCTGTCCACCCTGACCGTTCTGGTCTGCTCGGCGATCTGCATGCGCCTGATCACCTATCGCCGCGCCGGCGCGCGTTTCCGCCCCGGCGTTTCCCTGTGCGCCTACCTGCTGGCGTTGTGCACCGGCTGCCAGGCGCTGGGAATAGTGGCCGGGTTGTATCGTGCCGAGCACCTCTCGCCGTGGATGCTCGGGGTACTGCTGGTGCTGCTGGTCCTGCTGTTGCAGGCGCGCGGCAACCTGGCGCGGGTCCTGCGCCTGCATTGAACGAACGTACTTCGCTCCGGCCTGGCCGGCGGTTGTATCCGCCGCGTCGGTGCCTGTCCGTCATCCATCCATCCTGAAAAAGGAGTTCGACATGTCCAGTGCAACCGTGCGCCTGGATCACGCCGCCCTGCGCGAAACGTTGCGGCAGTTGTTCGGCCTGCCCGCCGGCAGCGTCATCGATGCCGATCAACTGCTGGCCCCGCCGGCCATCCCCTTCATGACCTTGCGCCTGGAGTCCTCGAGCCTGCTTGGCAAGGTGCGGCGGGAGTTTTCCGCCAGTGGCGAGCAGGAGTCCCTGCTGGCCAGTTGCGAGAGCATCTTTCGCCTGACCTGGCATGGTCCCGAGGCGCACCAGTACCTGCAGGATGCCCGCTGCCTGCTGCAGTCAGGCAATGCCGGCGAGCGCCTGCGCGTGCTGAAGGCCAGCCTGCTGCGCCTGACACCCATCGAAAACCTGTCCGTCGTGCAGGATGGCCAGGCGCTGGGGCAGGCTCGTTTCGACCTTGTTCTCGCTCACGAACACGTGCTGCTCGTCGACCTCGAGCGCACCGCTCCCGGGCAGGCCTCCGGGGGGACGGGTGGAACGGCTTCCTAGAGGTCGTTGCGATGCATCGTAGCGATGCCATCCATACATAGAGGAGAGATCCATGGTCATGTTGATCAGTCGTCGCGTCGGCATCGTTCGCCTGGATGCGGTGATTTCCGAAAACCTCGCGCAGGCTGCCGTCAGCGCGCGCGGCGACCAGCTCATCACCATCGTCGGCAGCATTGTCGACCATGCGCCCGCTGGCGAGCCGTTGCCCTCCTTGCTGCCGATGGAGGGAGGCAGCCGCGCGTTGAACGAGTGCCGTGTGCGCAAGGGCATCGCTGCCTTGACTTCACTGCAAGGCGCTTCCGAAACGGTGGACGTGCAAACGGGATTCCACCTGTATCGCGGTCTGTTCATCACGCGCGTTGTTGCCCGGCGAACCGCAGAAAGAGGATTGAGCCTGACCATAACCGCCAGCCAGAGGCGTGCGCGGCGGGCAGGCGGTAGGTTGCTTAAGACTGTCGTCCGTCTTTTCCATGCAGGCAGGGCGACACCCTGCCCGGCACGCTAAGGGCGATGCCGGTCCTGCTTTCATCGGTATGAGGACGGCCCGGCCTTAGCTCCCGGGATCGACTCGCTCCACCCGGTACCTTCTCTTCCCTTCACACATCCCTCCTGATCGAAGCTCACGCTTCTCGCTCCCCGTCGCTTGTCGGCCTTGTACTGATAACGCACCTCCGCATTGTTCCCGCTGACCCGGTCCGGCTTGCCCAGCGCCCGCTCCACATCGGAGCGGGTCATTCCCGCCATTATCCGCTGCTCCACGATCGCCTTGCGGCGTTCCTTCTCGTCCAGGCGTCTGCCGCAGCGATCTTCTCTTTCTCCGATCACCGCGAGCGGCACGCTTTTCCGGCCGATGGACGCCTTTTTCGTCTTCGTCTCGGCCATCGGCGTGACGCTCCTGCCTCCCGGCGGCGGGTTGTCCGCCACGACGGTCTCGCCGGCCTGCCCGGCGGGGCAACCGAGTTGGGTGAAGCTGACATGGCCGCTGGCGTCTTCGCAGCGGAATACCGCAGCGGCCTCGCAGGTGGACGCCAGCGAGAGGAGGAGAAGGAGGGACAGGGAACGCATGGGCGGCACTCCGGGTCGGATAAGGGTGAGTGCAGGCTAACGCGTTGCCTTTTTCCGCGGGGCCGAGTGTCCTGAGTGAAATTTCCGGCGTCGCAGTCAGGCGTCGAGTGACGATGAACTTTGTGCCGCAAGCGCTTGTTCTTGCCGCCATTTTGTAACGCGCAAAACGCAAGCGGAGTGTTATCATTATCCGTATCTGCCCCGAGAGGGCCCTTGGAACACCCCCATGGACTTACCCAGTAGAAACTCGAACAGTTTCCCGTTTGACCAATCACGTTTCTGATTGACCCCTTTGGCGTGCTCCGCTACTGGGGGTGGAGCGCGCTATGACCGAAGTAGAAGCCAAGAAGCCGCAGGAAAGCCTGCAGGACCGCCTAGCGCAGGTGGTCGAGCTGCTGCATCGCCACAAGGTGGTGGAAGACCTGACCCATCGTCAGGAAGGCCAGCACCATGACCGGGTGGAAAACCTCGTCCACCGGCAGAATCTCGTAGAACTCCAGCGCAAGCTGGAGGAACTGCACCCCGCCGACATCGCCCACATCCTCGAATCGCTGCCGCTGGACGACCGCCTGACGGTCTGGCAACTGGTCAAGTCCGAGGACGACGGCGACATCCTCCTCGAAGTCTCCGACGCGGTCCGGGAAACCCTGATCGCGGACATGGACGACCACGAGATCATCGCCGCGACCAAGGACCTGGACGCCGACGAACTCGCCGACCTGGCACCGGAACTGCCGCGCGACGTGGTCCATGAACTGATGGAAAGCCTCGACGCGCAGCAGCGCGAGCGAGTGCGTTCGGCGCTGTCCTACGAGGAGGACCAGGTCGGCGCGCTGATGGACTTCGAGATGGTCACCATCCGCGAGGACGTCAGCCTGGAAGTGGTGCTGCGCTACCTGCGCCGCCTGAAGGAACTGCCCGGGCATACCGACAAACTGTTCGTGGTCGACTACGACGGCGTGCTCAAGGGCGTGCTGCCGATCAAGCGCCTGCTGGTCAACGATCCGGACAAGCAAGTGCTGGAAGTCATGGCCACCGACCCGGTGACCTTCCACCCGGACGAGGACGGCTACGACGCCGCCCAGGCATTCGAGCGTTACGACCTGATTTCCGCGCCGGTGGTGGACAAGGGCGGCAAGCTGATCGGTCGTCTGACCATCGACGAGATGGTCGACCTGATCCGTGAGGAAAGCGAAAGCGAAGTCCTCAACATGGCCGGTCTGCGTGAAGAAGAAGACATCTTCGCCTCGGTCTGGAAGTCGGTGCGCAACCGCTGGGCCTGGCTGGCCACCAACCTGATCACCGCCTTCGTCGCCTCGCGGGTGATCGGTCTGTTCGAAGGCTCCATCGAGAAACTGGTGGCGCTGGCCGCGCTGATGCCGATCGTTGCCGGCATCGGTGGCAATTCCGGCAACCAGACCATCACCATGATCGTCCGCGCCATCGCGCTCGACCAGGTACAGCCGACCAGCAACAGTCGCAACCGCCTGCTGCGCAAGGAGCTTGGCGTCGCGCTGGTCAACGGCCTGGCGTGGGGCGGAGTGATCGGCGTGGTGGCCTTCTATCTTTACGGCAACTGGGAACTGGGCGTGGTGATGACCGCCGCGATGACCCTGAACCTGCTGCTGGCGGCGATGATGGGAGTGCTGATCCCGATGACCCTGCATCGTTTCGGACGCGATCCGGCGATGGGCTCCAGCGTGATGATCACTGCGATGACCGACAGCGGCGGTTTCTTCATCTTCCTCGGCCTGGCGACGATCTTCCTGATGTAGCCGGAGCGCCACGCGAGAAGCCGCCCACGGGCGGCTTTTTTCATGGCGGTCAGATCAGCGGGGAAACCTTCGGTGGCGACCAGGACAGCACGCTCAGGCAGCGATCGCCGCCATTGACGAAATACTCGTCGACGGCCTTGGTCTCGCGGGCGACGAAGCCCTCGCGACGGCATTCCTGGTCCAGCCAGCCGCCTTGCTCGACCCGGTACAGCCAACCCTCGGATGCCGCACAGGCTGGCCAGAATTCCAGCAGGTCGGCAGCGTCGAGCTGGCGCAGGCCTTCGACTTCGACGAACTCGACGCGCCAGGTGCGCTGGTTGGCGAGGTCGCGGACGAGGATGGTCAGGCCGGCGCGATCCTGGCGGCACTCCAGGAACCAGGGGTCGACGCAGGGCGGCGCCTGGAGCAGAACCGCCAGCAGCGGCTCCGCGCGTTCAGCCACGGACGCGCAGGGTCAGGCCCTTGAGGAAGTTGCGCAGCAACTGGTCGCCGCAGGTCCGGTAGTTGCTGTGGCCGGGCTTGCGAAACAGGGCGCTCAGCTCGGGTTTGGAGACCGGGAAGTCGACGCTGTCGAGGATGGCATGGAGGTCTTCCTCCTTGAGTTCGAAGGCGACCCGCAGCTTCTTCAGGATCATGTTGTTGCTCAACGGCAGCTCCAGCGGCGGTAGCGGACGCGACTCGTCGCGACCGCGGCGCTGGATGATCAGTCCGTCCAGGCAGCGCGCCAGGTAGCGGTCGGGGCAGGCCTGGAAGCCGTCTTCGTCTTCCTTCTTCAGGTAAGCCTCGAGCAGGTCCGCTTCGACTTGCTCGCCGAACGGGGCGGCCAGTTCGGCCAGATGTGCATCGGGAAGATCCAGCAGGTAGCGCAGGCTGCGTAGTACGTCGTTGTTGAGCATCGTGCTCTCCGGAACGGTTGGCGATGAAAAGCCCCGCGGGGCGGGGCTCTTCAGGGAGGCTCAGACCAGCTCGGCCCAGAGGTCGTACTCGTCGGCATCGGTGATGCGCACGCGGACCTTGTCGCCCGGCTTCAGCTCGTCGCTGTCGACGAACACGTTGCCGTCGATTTCCGGAGCGTCGGCCCAGGAGCGGCCGACCGCGCCCTGTTCGTCGACTTCGTCGATCAGCACTTCGATTTCCTTGCCCACCTTGAGCTGCAGGCGAGCGGCGGAAATCGCCTGCTGGTGGGCCATGAAGCGTTCCCAGCGGTCCTGCTTGACCTCGTCCGGCACCGGCTCCAGGCCCAGCTCGTTGGCCGGAGCGCCTTCGACGGGGGAGTACTGGAAGCAGCCGACGCGGTCGAGCTGGGCTTCCGTCAGCCAGTCGAGCAGGTACTGGAAGTCTTCTTCGGTTTCGCCCGGGAAGCCGACGATGAAGGTCGAGCGGATGGTCAGTTCCGGGCAGATCTCGCGCCACTGCTTGATCCGGGCCAGGGTCTTGTCCTCGAAGGCCGGGCGCTTCATGGCCTTGAGCACCTTCGGGCTGGCGTGCTGGAAGGGGATGTCGAGGTACGGCAGGAGCTTGCCGGCGGCCATCAGCGGGATCACGTCGTCGACGTTGGGGTACGGGTAGACGTAGTGCAGGCGAACCCACACGCCCATGCTGCTCAGCGCCTCGCAGAGTTCCTTCATGCGGGTCTTGACCGGCTGGCCGTTCCAGAAGTCGGTCTTGTACTTCAGGTCCACGCCGTAGGCGCTGGTGTCCTGGGAAATCACCAGGAGTTCCTTGACCCCGGCCTTGACCAGGCGCTCGGCCTCGCTCAGCACGTCGCCGACCGGCCGGCTGACCAGCTTGCCGCGCATGGACGGGATGATGCAGAAGCTGCAGCTGTGGTTGCAGCCTTCGGAAATCTTCAGGTAGGCGTAGTGGCGCGGGGTCAGCTTGACGCCTTGCGGCGGGACCAGGTCGACCAGCGGGTTGTGTTCGGTCTTCGGCGGCACCACTTCGTGCACCGCGGTAACCACCTGCTCGTACTGTTGCGGGCCGGTGACCGCCAGCACGCTGGGATGGACGTCGCGGATCGCGTGCTCTTCCACGCCCATGCAGCCGGTGACGATGACCTTGCCGTTCTCGGCGATGGCTTCGCCGATCACTTCCAGGGACTCGGCCTTGGCGCTGTCGATGAAACCGCAGGTGTTGACCACCACGACGTCGGCGTCTTCGTAGGTCGGAACGACCTCATAGCCTTCCATGCGCAGCTGGGTGAGGATGCGCTCGGAGTCGACCAGCGCCTTGGGGCACCCTAACGAAACCCATCCTATACTAGGGGCCTTATGCTCTTTTTGAGAATTCATTAGTTTTAGGTGCCTCAGGAATCACGGTATGGGAAAAAACGGCGCGCGAGTATACAGCTATTTGAGGTTTTCCGATCCCCGGCAGGCGACCGGGAGTAGCGCCGACCGTCAGTTAGCGTATGCCTCGGCCTGGGCCTCTAAGCATGGTATGGAGCTGGATGCCACGTTGACTCTGCGTGACGAAGGGCTTTCGGCGTACCACGAAACACACGTAAAGCAGGGTGCCTTGGGTGCGTTCCTCAGGGCCGTCGATGAGGGGCGTATCCCGGCCGGGTCTGTCTTGATCGTTGAGGGGTTGGACCGTCTGAGTCGAGCGGAGCCGCTTCTAGCGCAGGCGCAGCTTGGCCAGATCGTGAATGCCGGCATTACCGTCGTGACGGCAAGCGACGGCCGCGAATACAACAGGGAAGGGCTTAAGGCCGAGCCGATGAACCTTGTGTATTCGCTCTTGGTGATGATTCGCGCGCATGAGGAGTCCGATACCAAAAGCAAGCGGGTGAAGGCCGCAGTACGGCGGCAGTGCGAAGGATGGGTTACCGGCTCCTATCGTGGTCGCATTGTGAGTGGCAAGGATCCGCAGTGGCTGGCCTGGGACGGTGATTCTTGGCAGTTCATTCCCGAGCGCGTCGAGGCGGTACGCTTTGCTCTAGATGCATATCGATCCGGTATTGGGGCTGCTCGGCTGGTTCGCCTGATGCATGAAAAGGGGATGGTGCTGAGCGACTGGGGTATTGCGGCGCAGCAGGTATACCGGTTGGTGCGTTTGCCCGCATTGCGAGGTGCCAAGCGGATCTCCATCGATGGCGAGGACTTCATGCTGGAGGACTACTATCCACGGCTGTTGTCCGATGAGGAGTTTTCCGAACTGGAGACATTGGTAGGCCAGCGCTATCGGCGTCGTGGAAAGGACGAGATTGTTGGCATCGTGACCGGTATCGGCATAACTCGATGTGGCTACTGTGGTACTGCGCTGGTAGCCCAGAATCTCATGCAGCGAGTGAAGTCTGACGGTTCACTTGAGGATGGCCACCGACGCCTTCACTGCGTCAGCTACAGCAAGAATGGCGGGTGTAATGGGGGGAGCTGTAGCTCGGTACCGATTGAGCGCGCCGTGCTCGCTTATTGTTCTGACCAGATGAACCTTCAGCGTCTACTTGAACCGTCGTCGGCCGGCGAGGATCTGCGGCCGCGCCTGGTCGAGGCGAAAAAAGGCGTTGCCGAGATCGAGCGCCAGTTGGAGCGCGTAACCGATGCGCTGTTGGCGGACGATACTGGTGCGGCGCCGATGGCGTTCGTACGCAAGGCGCGCGAGCTGGAGGAGGATCTTGAACGGCGTCGGTCAGCAGTCCGGGCGTTGGAGCAGGAGCTGGTAACGAAGTCCGCTTCGACGCCTGCGGCTGGAGCGTCGAAGTGGGCGGAGTTGGCCGAGCGGGCGAAATCGATGACCGATGTTGAGGCGCGGGAGCAGGCGCGGCAACTAGTAATGGATACGTTCGAGACCCTAGTGGTCTATATGCGGGGTGTGATGCCGACTCCTAAGGGGCGCTACATCGACCTCATGATGAGATCTCGTGCCGGCCAGACACGTTGGCTGCGGGTCGATCGGCGTTCCGGGGTATGGAGGGAAAGTGGGGACTCTTCCAGACGGCTGGAGGGGTAAGAGGGGCTACGCTTGACTTTGTTCAGGGATGGGGACTGAGATGACTGAAGAGGAGCAGGCGATAGAGGCTAGAGCTATCGCCTTCGCCAAAGCAAATAGAACCCGCATCGCCAGAGAGGTGGCGTGCGTTAGGACATATCCTGGCGACGACCAGCCGGTATCGGTTTTTATGGCGGGTTCCCCCGGAGCTGGGAAAACCGAGCTGTCGAAGGCGTTAGTTGCGTCTATGGAGCGGTTCGGGCCTAGGGCACTTCGCATTGATCCGGATGACTTTCGGGTGCTGTTCCCTGAGTACACGGGCGGGAACTCGCGCCTCTTCCAGCGAGGGGTGAACTCTATCGTTGAGCGGCTGCACGACTTGGTGCTTGAGCAGCGCCAATCGTTCCTCCTAGATGGCACGCTCGCGAACGAGAACGTAGCGCGCCGAAACGTTGAGCGCTCGATGAGGCGTGGGCGGACGATCCATGTGGTCTATGTTTACCAAAAGCCGGAGTTGGCTTGGCAGTTCGTTAAGGCGAGGGAGGTCACCGAAGGCCGGAATATCCCGGTTGAAGAGTTCATCCGCCAGCTATTTGCAGCGAAGGAAACCGTCTTATCGCTAAAAAGGATGTTTAACCTAATGATTACCATCGATTTGATTATAAAAAATATTGATGGTTCAAACCGCGTGGTTGAGGTTGATGTTGACGCTCACAAAATTGACGAACTAGTCAAGCATGAATATGATGCTAACGAGCTTGCTCAAATTTTGATCGAGGTATGATCGGTGAAAAGCAAAACCAAAGCGCCAAGTCCGTTGGCCAATTTCTTCAACAACGCCTCTCGCACCGCGCGTAGCAGCGCGTATGCCTGTGCGACAGTTTCGGCGATCGAGAGTCAGCGGCAGGTGATCGAGGAAGCGAAGATCATCAGCAAAGCCCCTCGTCCTGCCAGCTCTTGATGCTGATTCCTCATACCCCAAAGCCGCCTCCGGGCGGCTTTTTATGTTGGAGTCAGTCGAATGTTCCGACCGTGCTGTCGGGCGATGTCGGCGGCCGGCCCAAGCGCGTAAGCTCAGGCGGCCTTGATTAGGCGATTGATCACGTTGGGGTCGCCGGGGGGGCTGCTGTGGACTACCAGCCAGCCCTCACACTGCCAGAGGTTCTCTAGCGTCTCGGTGCAGACCCGCCAAGCTGCCCAGCGTACCGGGTCGCCCGCCTCAATGATGTTGCCTTCTTCGTCCACTAGAGCCATGCGTAGCGGCTTGCCGTCGCGGGTTGTGGCGACGAAACCGCTGCTAGAGTTGGCGCTGATGATGGCATTCGGCATTTCGGGGTTTGGGTACATTTCGCTCATCAGTGGCACCCCACTTGCCATGCCGCCAGCGTGCGGAGCATGGGGAATATCTCCACCAGCCCCACCACGGCCAGGCCGAGGGCGGCGATGATGCCGAGGGCGGTCAGTGCTCTACACATCGCTTAGCCCTCCCTGGCTCGCCGCCCGGCCCGGCCAGCCAGTTGGAAGCCCGTCATTCCGCGCCAGGTGCTTCGGAATTTCCTCCTGCATGCACATCGGCGCTGTGCTTACCTTTCCGCAGGTCGGGCACCCTGGATTCCCTCCCCAGCACACGGGGTGCAGACGCGGGAACCCGCTTTTGCATCGACCGTCCTTGTACTGGCTGCATGCCTCACTCATGACCTACCTCCTTGCCGGGTGCGGCGGCGAGTATGGAAAGCAGTTGGCGCTCAGCCATGATTCTGGTGTCGTGGTCCTTGTCGCTCATCATGTTGAGAAGCGGCTCAACCGGCACCAGCATCCACCCATCCGGCACGCTGTGCTGAGCCGAGTTGCCGGGCGCGGCGGCGAGCATGGCGCGCAGTTCTCGGAGCAGAGCTTTCCCGGTAGCGCCGCGCTGCGCGAGGAATTCGGACAGGCGCCCGATGAACTCTTCCGGCACGCTGTGCTGAGCCTGGGCTACAGGGGCGCCGCCCAGCGCGGCTTGAACGGCCATCTCCTCATCTACGGTGCTGAATTGCATCAGGCCGTTGGTGCTCAGTTTGCGCAGGAGCATCTCCAGCTCCGCGACCCTGGCCAGGGCGGCCTTCAGTTGATCCTCCAAGCGCTTGGCATAGCGGCGAATGCCTTGCACGGTCCAGCCACCATCGATGGCGTCTTGCGGCAGCCCTTCGCAGATGCGCTCGAACTGGCGCAGGCGCCCGGCGATCTCGTTCTTGTGGTCTCGCTCCTGCTCGGCGAGATACTTCCAGTGTTCCGCCTCCGGCCAGGGGGAGGGAACGACCACGGCGCCAACCGCGATCCCTTCAGGCATCGGCAGGGCGTTCAGCTCGGCGGCATGTTTCTCCGCGTCTTCGCGGCTGAATCCTGCGTACAGTTCGTCCGGCCCCTGGGCATGTACAGCCCACAATGCCGGCCGCTCTGCCTCTGCCTGCTCGGCCGCCGCCTCGGTCATGTCCGCCACGAAGAACCCGCAATGCCGGCACTCCCGGCCGGTCTTTGTCACGCCGCTATCATTCCACCAGACGCCATAGAAGTCGTGCCGGCAGGTCTGTTCGGTGGTGCTGAAACGGTGCTGCGTGCCGCGCTCGGCGAGTTCCGTCGAAGGGGAAGGCCAGGCGTGCTGGATCAACTCCCCCAGCGTCAGCGGGTCCACCAACTGCTCGCCGTTGCAGACGGCTTCGAGTCTGGAGCGGTAGATGCCGCGCTGGCCTAGCCAGGCGGCGGGCAGTGGTCGGGATACGCCGGCGCACGGTGCGGAACCGGTCGGAAACTCGGTGGAGTGCTCCACGCTGATCTCTGGAAGGTCGACCGCCTCGGCGTCGGGCATGCTGTCGGGTTGGGTCTTCTGGCTCATGCTGCCTCCCGTTGGTAAAGGTCGATCAGGTCCGCGGCGTTGGCGGCGATGAGGTCTTCCGCTTCATCCGGGCAAACGCTGTTGCCGATGAGGCGGATCTGTTCGGTGTTGTTGATGGGGCGCCATTCGAGTTGGCCATCGGCGGTCTCGAACAAGCCGCGATCGATGATGTAATCGGGGCTGAAGCCCTGCGCCATCTTCAGCTCCGGTGCCTTGAGCATGCGCAGGGTGAAGTCCACCAGGGCATAGTCCCCCAGTAGCACCACGTCGGCGGGCTCGCTGAAGTGCTCCGGCAGATACTTGCGTAGGAACTCCGCGCACCGCTTTGCGCGCTCCAGCAGCTCTGGCGGCAGGATGCTGGCAGGAACCTTGGTCACCGTAACCAGTGCCATGCGCTCTCTGGTGGGAAGCGTATGCATGGGCTCGCGCATGTCCTGCCACTGGCCGCCGGTGCCGTAGTATTTCACCAGGTACGCAGTAGCCAGGCGTTGGTTCGTTCCGCGTCCCAGGATCGTACTGAGCGGCGCATCGGCAGCCCGACCGTCACCGGTATAGAACCCTCCGTTGGCTTGCTCGAAGTGGCATGCAGCTATGGCGTGGTGCCCGCTTCCGGTGGTAATGGCGTTCATCGGCTGAAGGAGCCCATTGCCCACAGAGCCCTTGCGCAGCGTCACCATCGCTGCGGTGACCAGTGCGTGCTTCCGACCGCTCGCCACGACGGTGCCTAGAGGCTTGGCCAAACCGGGGGCGCGGGGGGCTTGTCCGGCTCGCTCGCCGTAGCCGATCTGTACCAGCGTTGCGGCTGACAGTGCGAAGTGTCCGCCCTTGACCTGGGCAACTTGCGTCCGCAGGGGCTCGGCCACGCTGAAGGTGCGTTGGTTGCTCGCGTTGGCGAACTCCGTGAGACTGGCCGCCGCCAGGTGTTGAGCATCCATCGGGACAAGGTAGGGCTGGTCGGCCATGACGGTGTGCCTCCAGAACCCCTTGGCCACCCTGCGGCAGGTGTTGTCCACCAGTGGTCGCGCGCGGTCAAACAGGCTGGTGCCCAGGTCGCTCCAGTCGATGCACTCAGCGGCAGAGCGCCAAGGTAGCTGGCCCGGCTGCGGAGCCTGGTGACGTTTCGGGGAGGTCCAGACGATCGGGCGTCCGTCGGTGCGGCCGATCATGAATAGGCGCTTGCGGATTGTCGGGGCGCCTGCGTTGGCTGCTCGGCGTTCACGCCACTGAACATCACAGCCCAGGCCACGCACCAGTGCTTGCCTGGGAACCCAAAGCCCGATTGCGTCGATTATCTCGGGCATGTCCGGGTGGTCCTCGGCCAAGCCGGTGGTCAGGCAAGCGATGAATGCCCTGAACGTGCGGCCGGCCTCGCTCTTGATCGGCTTGCCGGACTCGTCGAGAGGCCCCCAGTCTTGGAACTCCTCCACATTTTCGAGGAAGAACATACGTGGGCGCGTAGCGTGTACCCAGCGGACCACGACCCAGGCGAGGGAGCGGACCCGCTTACTGCGAGGCGCGCCTCCCTTGGCCTTGCTGAAGTGGCGGCAGTCGGGCGAGGCCCACAGAATGCCCACGGGTCGCCCGCCGGTAGCCTCTAGCGGATCTACTTCGAAAACGTCTGTCCTGAAGTGGAGGGTGTTCGGGTGATTGGCTCGGTGAACGGCAATGGCAATGGGGTTGTGGTTGATTGCAATGTCTGGATCTCGATAGACGCGAGCACCCCCGCTGCTTGCGCCGCCGGCACCGGCGAAGAGGTCGACATAAAGCTCTTTCTGGAACGGGAGGGCGCGCTGTTGGGCTGCCTGGTGGAGGTGCTGCTGAAAGCTGCTCATGCCCGTCCCCCTTCGGCTTTCTCCAGGCGCTGGAGGAGGTCGGTGTTCGCGATGCGCAGCGCGGCAATCTCTTGATTCTGCTCGCGGATCTGCGCGCACAGCGTGCGGATCAGTGCGTTATCGGTGGGCTTCGGTGGGCGTTTTCCCCCCTCGACAAGCTGCGCGGGCGAGCGAGTCATTAAGCGAAGCGTGGCTATGTGCTTCGCGCCCCGGCGCAGCCTTTCGTGGGGTATGCGTGCCTTCGGCGTGTGCTGAAGGTTGGGTTGGAATATGCCTGCTGCTGCGCAGCAGTGGCTTTTTATAGCGCCACCCTCGGGCATCGGTTGGCGGCCCTGGGCGATGGCGATCAGTTGGATGCGACGTGCCATGCCGCCGCCGCGCTTCTGCGCGGCCGGGGCTTGGGTGCTGTGGGTGGCGTGTGCCAGGGTGCCGCCCTGGCGGAGTGCTGCTACGCAGCCAGCCGAGATAGGGGCGGTCATTGGGCGCTCCTCGGGTAGACGCAGTGGCCATCGGCCGCGTTCGAATCGAATAGATGCCGGTTCCGGCTGGTCCGCTCAGACCAGAGGCGGGCGCCTTCGCGTTCCACGCGGCGGAAGTCTTCGGCGTTGAAGATCACGTCTTCGCACTTCGGGCCTTCGCAGCCGCATTCGTGGCAGAACACATAGGCGTCGACGTCCAGGCCCTCGCACCCGTAGGTCGTCATTTCCCGGACCGTTCCGAAGGGTGAGAACGTGCGAGCAACCAGCACGACGGGGGGGGCCTCGCACCAGGGGCAGGGCGGGAGATTGATCACATCCGCCGAGTCCTTGTTGCTCGGGTGGAGTTGCACTGGCCATGCGTGGGGGCCGTCCACCATCTTCGGAAACAAGGCGAAGCCCGCCAGGTTGAAGGATCGTATGGTGGCGATCCCGTCGAACCGCTCGTTCGGCCGCACGTTGGAGAGGGCGCAGGCGATTTCGAGTTGGCCGTTTGCGTCGATCAGCGCCACCTGCTCGGTGATGAAGCGGGGAATCAGAATGTCGAGTATCCGGTTCATGGTCGGCCTCACATGCACATCGGCGCTGTGTCGCCGGAGTAGTCGAGGTCGACCGATTCCCAGCCGCTGGGGCGCAGGATCTCGTCGATCTCCCGGATCTGGTCGCTGATATCGGTCATCGTGATTTCCGCGCGTCGAGCAGCCTCCTCGTCCCACTGCGGCCGGGCGCGGCGCAGGCGGGTCAGGCTGTCGACGTGGTGGCTGCGGTGCTTCAGCAGGTCGGAAGCGGAGAGGCTGGAGTAGTTCATGCCGCCTCCTGCGCTTCGGCGTCTGCGCTCTGGCTGGCCAATTTCGTGATGGCGAGCCGCTGGAGGATCGCGGCGAGCTGCTGTTGGGCTTCGGCGTCTGCGTTGCGCTTGGTGGTGCCGGTCTTTTGGAACTGTCGAGCGTGGCCGCTGAGGAGGCGACTGGCGGTGCGGATGGCGTCCAGTTCTTCGGCGGCCAAGTTCTGTTCGCGGAGGAGCGTTACGGTCTCAGCCTGCCGATGATTGGTCGCGATGCGTGTCTCCAGCTCCATCTCCAGGCGCTTCAGTTCCGCTTGTTGCTCTTCGTGGCGCTGCTGCCAATCCGCAAGTTTCTCGGTGGCCTCGGCTTCGACGTTATGACGAAGTTCCTCCTGATCGCTGATCTCTTCCTGCTGCTCATCGATCACCTGTTGCAGGCGCTGGGCATTGGTGCGTAGCTTGGCCAGGTCGGCATGCAGCGCCGTCAGTTCCTGGCTGTGCGAGGCGCGGCAGAGGTAAAGCGCCTCGCCGACCGCCTGCTGTAGTGCGTTCTTCCTGTCCTTGCGCCCAGCAAGATAGGCGGTGGCGATCAGGATCAGCAGCGCGGCGAGAGTGGTAGCCGCGAGAATGATGTGTTGGGTATGCATGGTGGTTTTCTCCATTGGTGGTGGGTGGCCGGTGGTGGCGGCCGGTGTGGTTACTCGTTACTGCCGAGGCGGGCGTATGCCTCGTCGGCCTGCCAGGCTCGGGAGTCGATCCAGGCCGCCAGGTGGCGCACATCGACAAATGGCTGGGCGCGCTGACTCGGGTCGACGGTGGTGATGGGCAGGCGGATTCGGCGTTCCTTGATCGAGCGGCTGAACGTGTCTTCGTTGAGGTTGTGGAAGTACCGAATGCGCAGGTGCTCCAGCGGGATCAGCACGTCACCGAAGGTGCGGTAGAGGAGTTCCACCGTCTCCGGTCGCGGGGCCGGGGTTAAGCGAAGCTCGGGTTGGTTGTCGTGCGGAGTGCTCATGCAGCAACCTGTGCAGTGTCGCGGAGAGTCTTGGCGAATTTCGCGCCGGTGTATGGAGGTTGGCCGTAGATCAGTTCTGTACGGCGCTCATGCGTCGCGTTTTGTACGAGGCTGATCAGTGCGTCGAAAGCGGCGGCGGTGATCGCGTCGCTGTGATAGGCCAGATAGATTGCTCCGCGAGCGCGCCCTTGGGCATCGTCGATGGAATAGTCGCTTTCCGCTTCGCGTGCTATTCGAAGGGTCTGCCGCAGTAGGTATGCAAGCGCGGATTGCACTGCCTGCTTTGTGGTCGGGTTGCGTTTCATGCCTTGCCTCCTTTGGGATGGTTCCAGGCGATCTCTACGTGGGTTCGTACAAGTTCCCGTAGGTGTTCCGGCACCCGCTCCAGGGCCGCCCTGCGTTCCTCGATGGTTCGAAGGGCGACGATCTGGCGGGCGTATTCGCGGGGCCGGGGTTCGTCAGCCAACCTCGCGGCGGTCCGGGACCGCCGGCGGGCAGACTCGGGGGATGCCGAGCTTGTCGGCCAGCCATGCCACTCCGGCCGGGCGCACTTTCGTCGAGTGGCTGTACTGCATGCCGAGTTCGGGGTGGTGCCAGGACGTTTCCTTTGCGCGCAGGTAGAGGCGGTCGCGGACCGGTACGGCTGGAAGGTTGCTGCTGTCGAGCAGGCCGGCCGCCTTCATGCGCTTGATCAGCTCGGGACGGCTTAGGCCGAGGCGCTGCGCGGCCTGGTGCAGGGACAAGTCTTTCATCGCTGCACCTCAAGCGGCCGCCCGCCAGCGGCGGGTAGGTTTGAACTCGGCTGTCTCGATCAGGCCGTTTGCGATCCCTTCCAGCCACTGCGCCACGGTGGTGGCGTTGTTCCTGCTGCGGGAAGGCAGGGTTAGGCTGTGGTGCTGGTCGCCCATGCGGAGATCGATGCGAACGCTGGTGTCGGTGCGTTCGGTGGTGATCGTGCCGTAGATGACAGCCTGGGCTTTCGCGTCTTCGAGCGTCAGGTGGAACTTGCCGGTCAGGTTGAGCTGGGCTTGCAGTCGGATGAACGATTGCTGCCGGAGACGATAGCCACTCATGCCGGCAGCTCCTGTCCGATAGCCTGTTGCTGGAAGGTGTAGATCCAGGGGCGGCCGTGGGTGGAGAGTCGGGTGCGGCGGTAATTCAGCGCCGACAGGCACTTCCCGACTGCTGATTGATTGGCTCTGTCGTCAACGAGGCCAAGCTCCTCTATCAGTTGTTGACCAGTGAATGCTTGGGGCCAGCCGTGCGCCTCTAAATGGCTGTGGATGCGCTGCTGGAGTTCAGTGATATCGCGAGGGGCGCGAAGTGGGAGCTTCGATAATTCGCTGCTGTTCAGCCAGGTGCTGGGAGCAAGTTCGGTGATTAGATCAACTCCGGTGGAGCGTTGGGCGGCTTCACTGGCCCGGCCGGCGGCGATCTGGCGAGTCATGCCCATATGCCGAGCTGTGCGGAAGAGAGTGTTGAATACCCTTCCAGCGCTAACCAGCGCCTCGGGGTCGATGTTGCTGGCTACCGACGCGGCAGTGCCTCTTTGGTCTTGTTCAATTGGGGACGGGCTATAGGCGCCGTGTTGGCGAATAGCAGGGAGCACTTCGTGGGTCACCCAGCGCTTGAAACGCTTGGCTTCGGGTTTTCGGCTGCGGAGGATCAGGCTATAGAGCCCGGACTCATTGATAAGGACCGGCTTGCGGCCCGAACCCGAATACTGTTCGTGTTCGCGCTTCTCATCGCTATCCAGTCCAAGCAGAGCCTTATTGGTATCGCTCAGCGCTAGCGCCGAGCAGACATCGACGGCGAAGAACCATGGATGATCGTTGATCATCGCGATGCGTACTTTGGTCCCTTCGAAGATGTACTGAATTGGGAAGGTCATGCCGCGTCACCTCCAAACGGGGAGGTGGCGGTTACCGCATTACGGCGGCCCGAGGTGCGGCTGGCTACAAGCCGGGCTTTGCCGTTGAAGATGACGACAAGGCAGCCAGTGTCGGCCTGGATGCGTTGGATCTGCTGGGGGGAGGAGGTACAGGCCGGGTGGACGTGTACCGTGGCGGAACGTTGCATGGTGTTACCTCGTCTCTGTGGTGGTGAGTCGAGGTGATAATATATCTGTAGGGTATATTGTCAACCCTGTGGGTATATGTGTTTTTCCTTGGGCGCAAAAAAGGGCGCCGAGTCGGGCGCCCTTTGTGACTTTCTGGATGCTCAGATTATGGGGAGAGATCCCCTGAGCGGGCGGACCGTTGACCACCAGAAGACGCGGCCAATGATGGAGATCCGCTGCTCTATAAACTCTTCAAACGTGTAGTCTTCGTCTTGAAATTCCTGCTGGTTGTAGCTGCGTAGCCGATAGCCTGTTCCTGGCAGTCGAAGCACGAATTTAACGCGCAACTCGCCGTCGTGCTCTAGGGCGTAGATTTCGCCATCAACGACCTTGGTCATTCCGCGGTCTATTCCAATCGTCGCTCCATGCAGAATTAGCGGTGACATGCTGTGCCCGCTGGCTGTGGCGCAAATGGCATTTGCTGGATCGACTCCACAGACTCTGAGTGTGGCTAGAGAGAAACGAAGCAGTCGCCCTTCAAGGGGTTGCACGGCGGTTTTACCCGTACCGGCTGAAATCTCTACTTCCTTGTACAACGGTAACGCAACCTCGTCGTCTTCCAGTGGGGTGTCGCTATCCCAAGGTGCGATTGGCTCAAGCACCAGTGGGCCGCCGTCTTTCCTCGGGAGCTTTACCACATTGCTTTGACGATCTCCGTCTTCAGCGAAGGCGCGTGAGTTGTCCAGAGAGAACTGAGGCAGTTCCAGCGACTGCTCAATGTGGCGAGCCAGCTTGGAGCCAATGTTCTTTGTCGGGTTGGGGCCTGCAAACTGATTGACTTGCCCAGGTTGTCGGTCTATCGCGCGACTGAAATCTGCCTGGTTTAGGCCCTTCAGCCGCATGACGACCTGTAGGTTTGAATAGCGAATGCTAGAGATGTCATCCATGGATGTATTCCACAGGATAGCTACCCAACAGGTAAACAACCGAGGGGGTTGTCACGTATACCTGTTGGATATATGATTTGCCTCGGAGGTATCCAATCATGGAGCTAGCTGCATACATCAGGGAGATTGACCGTCCGAAGGAGGCTTCAGGTAACCCGCTGGAACGCTATGCCGAGCGCTGCGGAGTGACGGTGGGGTACATGAGGATTCATGTCCTGTACGCCCGGAAGGATCCACGTTTTCGCTTGCTGCGGGCTTTGGCTAGAGAAAGCGAAGGAAAAGTGAGTTTGGCTGAGGTGCTCCAGCACTTCGGCGTGCCAACGGCAGAAACGATTTGGCCGATAGCTGCTTAGAGGAACGTCCCTATGAATACTGATCACAATCCGCTGATCCTTTATCGCAAAAGCACGGATTTTCCAGGCAGGCCCACGCGCCTGAGCGATATTCCGGAAGAGCAGCGTGCATCTCTTCTTCACGCTGTCGGCGAGGTCAAGACCTGCGTCACTTGTCAGCACTGCCGGCTGGACTCGGGTGTCCGCTCTTTGTATCGCTGCGAGCATCCGCATTCGGTGGATAAGGTCACAGGCCGCTCCCTGGACTGTTACCTCATGCGTCGGGATCGGCCGCGGCATTTGCGATGTGGGGCGGGCGCCGATCTCTGGGAGCCGATTACAGGTTCCTTTTGATCATCCCGCTCATGTCTTCGCTGATTCCGCTTAGGGGATCGCCGACATGGTCTTGAAGTGCCTCGGCAAGGTAGCTGGTAGCTGCTGCTTGCATGAAGCCTGCGATAAGGACGGCTCTCTCCTCAGATCGGAGATGCGCCATTTGATCGATGTGATCGATGGCACTGTCTAGGAAGTAGCGAGCCCGTTTAGTTGCGGCAAGTTCAAGTTCTGAGGTGTGGCGGATGCGTTTGTCCATGAATGTATTTCCATGCTTCAGGGTTGAATCCAGTCTTTTCAGAGGACTGGGGTTGTGGCAAGTGCCCGGTTTTTGGTCGGGTTCAGGCCGAATTGTTCCGGAGTCTCTGGCTCCGGAACAGGCCGACAAAACAGCGTCGGCTCATGTAACAAACCCCTCGCCACCACCGAGGGTGGGCCGGCAAGGCCGATCAGGTTGGACGCACTGCATGCCCAAGCCTGACCGGCCCTGCCATCCCGAACCAAGGCACGGATGCCTTGGGGTTGCCAGCCACTCCACCACAGAGTTGCTGGCTGCAATGGCCAGGTGATCAGGGATGCCAATCACCTGGCCAAGGCGGCAGATGGCTTTTCCACCACAGAGCAGCCATCTGCCTTTGTGACCACCATGCAATGTGACCACGGCGTCTACTCTAACAAGGTTGGTGGCGTCGTGGCACTGGCAGTAAACAGGAATAATTGCCATGTCCCGACCTTCATTCGCCGATCAGTTCGAGCGGATGGGCCGCGAGGTGCTTCCCTTGGGCGAAGCGCTCAACCTCGTTGCTCGCAATCAACGCATGTGCCACGGTGGCATCACCGGCTTCGCTCACTCCACCGGCCGCAGCGTCTCCACCACCTCCCACAAGTTCGATCCCAGCCACACCAGCCACATCCTCAACATCTACGACGTGCTCGACTTCCTGCGGTACGTGTCGGCCGAGGGGCGGGCGGTAGTGCTCGACGCGCTGCATGCCGAGCTGGGCGACAGCCTGTGGTTCTTCGTTTCGCCGCTTCAGTTCGAGGATGTGCCGGCCAGCCTGATTGCCGGCGCCGGCGAGATCCTGCACACGTCGGCCAACGCGGCGACCACCATCGCGCGCCATATCGAGGACGGCCGCATCGACGCGGCCGAGCTGGCGGAAACCCAAAAGCTGGCGATGAGCATCATCCGCGCGGCGGTCGGCCTCTACGAGCGTGCCCGCTACGTCCACCAGACCACCAAGGGCGCCGAGCGCGGGGAGGTGAGCAATGGCTGATATCGCGGATCACGCCAATGACCTGGTGCTGGAGCGCATGGAGGCGGCATTGGCTGCCCGTGCGCTGGTAGCGGTTGGCGAATCGGCTCATGAGTGCGAGTGCTGCGGTGAGCCGATTCCGCCGCGCCGCCGCGAAGCTGTGCCGGGGTGCCAAACCTGCATCGAATGCCAGTCCTTCAACGAGCGGAGGGGGCGCCGGTGAGTAACGAAGCCTTGGACGAAGTGCTGAATCAGCTTCGGGATCATGGTATCGAGCCCTTCACCAAGCGGAGCCCCGATTGGGTATTCGGCAAGCTGGTGCGATGCAAGGTTGAGGGCGACCGGAACGGGGAGGCAACTGGTTGGTACCTCCTGCACGAATACACCACTGCCAGCGGCAAGACCCTTTATTTCGGGCGCTTCGGCAACTGGCGGCAGGATCTCAACGAGAAATTCAAGCTCAAGGGTGTTCGCTTGACTGCCGAGGAGCGCGAGCTGATGCACGCGCGGCAGGAAGAGGCCAAGCGCAAGGCGGCGGCGAAGGCCGCCTATGCCGCGCAGCGTGCCGCCCAGGGCGCAGCGCGGCTGTGGGAACGGCTATCGGAGAAGGGCAAGGCGCCGTATCTCGACCGCAAGCAAATCGTAGGGATCGGCGGCCGCTACGGTTACGGCGGGCGTTTCATGGTGCCCATGCGGACGCTCAAGGGGCTGGTGGGGCTGCAAATCATCTACCCCGAGAAGCAGCCCGATACCGGCCGGGACAAGGCTTATTGGCCCTACGGCATGCAGAAGGAAGGAGCGTTCTGCCTGATCGGTCCGCGCCCCGAGCCCGGCGAGCCGGTGCTGATCGCTGAGGGATACGCAACCGGCGTCAGCCTGCATATGGCGACGGGCTGTGCGGTGGCTATTGCCTTCGATGCCGGCAACCTGCTGCCGGTCGGCAAGGCGATGCAGACCGAGTATCCGTCTCGGCCGTTGATCTTCTGCGGCGATGACGACTGGAAGACCACCCGCCAGGACGGGTCGCCTTGGAACCCGGGCGCTCAGGCTGCGGAGAACGCCGCTACGATCCTCGGCGGCCAGTTCGTACTCCCTCGCTTCGGCAGCGAGAGGGAGGAGGGATGGACTGACTTCAACGACCTGCACTGTGCCGAGGGGCTGGAGGTGGTCCGGGCCCAGGTCATGGCGGTGGTCCGGCCACCCGCTGAGGGGGGCTGGCGTGACTGCCTTCTGCGGATCAAGGGCGGCGGCCTGGCAGCGCACATGGTGAACATCAGTCTGATCCTACAGAACGATGAGCGCTGGCACGGAGTGCTCGGCTACGACGAGTTCAGTGCCAAGACCATGAAGCTGCGGACGCCGCCCTATGGTGGTGGTACGGGGGAGTGGACAGATCTGGACGACATGCTGGCGTGCGAGTGGCTGGCCCAGCAGTACGGTTTGCTGACGAAGGTGCCGCCGGTGCTGGAAGCGGTGTCGGTGGTGGCCAGCAAGAACAGCTTTCACCCGGTGCGGGCGTACCTTGAGGGCCTGGAGTGGGACGGTACGCCGCGGATCGAGCATTGGCTGAACAGGGCCCTGGGCGTGGAGGAGACCCCGTACTCGATGAGGGCCGGCAAGCGCTGGCTGATCGGCGCTGTTGCGCGTGTTATGCGCCCGGGCTGCAAGATGGATACGGTGCTGATCCTCGAAGGGTTGCAGGGCGAAGGCAAGTCGACCGCCATGTCGGTGCTGGGCGGCGAGTGGTTCATGGATACCCCGTTCGTGCTCGGTGACAAAGAGACGTTCCAGATGTTGCGCGGCAAGTGGATCAGCGAGCTGGGCGAGCTGGATGCGTTCAACAAGGCCGACAGCACCAAGGCAAAGCAGTTCTTTTCGGCCTCGGTCGATACCTTCCGCGAGAGCTACGGTCGCAGAACCCGCGATGTGCCACGACAGTGTGTTTTCGTGGGTACGACCAACCAAGACGAGTACCTGAAAGACACCACCGGCAACCGTCGATACTGGCCGGTCCTCTGCACGAAGGTGGATCTGGACCTGCTGCGCGAGATCCGGGACCAGCTATGGGCCGAAGCGCTGTTCTGCTACCGCGCCGGGGATCAGTGGTGGGTCTCGCGTGAAGAGCGCGCGCTGTTCGAGGAGGAGCAGGACAAGCGCTACACCGTCGACGCATGGGAGCACAAGTTGATCGGTTGGCTGGAGGGATACGTCGGCGAGACCGTCACCAGTGCTGACCTGCTGGGGGGAGCGCTCAACCTCGATTTCGGGCATTGGGGCAAGCCGGAGCAGATGCGAGTAGGCCATATCATGCATCGTCTGGGCTGGCGGCGCAGACGCCTGCCCGCATCCGGGCGATCGCCGGTGCGACCGTGGGGCTACGAGCGGCCGCCGTCGTGGAAGGGACAGCCGACGCAGAAGGAGGCCGCATTTTGATCAAGCCAATTGACGAGATGCTACGGACCTGGGCCGCCGAGCTGCACCCGCCGAATGGCGTCGGCTCTGCCGGCAACGCTAGCGGCGGGAGCAATGTGATTGCTATGCTGATGGCGACCAGGGGAAACCTGACTCGCTCCACAGCGGGGGCTCGCTGTCCTCTGGATCGCACGGCGGACATTGAGCTGATCGTGAACAAGCATCTTCCGCCGCCCATCGAGCGGGTGGTGCGATTGCATTACACGGACTACGACATGTCGGACCCGATGAAATGGGAAGCGTGCGGGTGCGGTAGAACCCAGTATTACCAGCGCCTGCACCTGGCCCATGCGGCCATTGCTGAAATCCTGCTGCGGCGGGCGGCCTGACTTGGCCGGGCGCTGTCCCACCGTCCTACTCTGTCCCGCTTCGTTTTTCGAGGCGGGACAGCGCAAAGCCCCGTCGCTGCTGGGGTTGTCCCACTGTCCCACCTTTCACACACCCGCCCGCACATAGGCGCGTATCGCGCGCACGCGCGTAGCGTGCGCTCTTATTATTCTTCTCTTATATGCGTAGAAAGTAGTAGGACAAGTGGGACAGTAGGACAACGCCATATAAAACAATGGGTTATCTGTCCCACCTGCTGACCCACCTACTGATCAGTAGGACAGCGCCGGAGGCGCTTGATAACCGTAGATGGATATACGCCGGACGAGTCCGGGACGAGTTTGGGGCGACTCCGGGATAAGCTCGGGGTGGCAATAAAACTGGGTTGCTGCCACCGAACTGAAGGGGTAAAAAGTAGGCACTCTCGTAGAGGTGCGCCACTGAGGCACACGCTCCACATCATCCGAACCCGGCCATCGCGCCGGGTTTTTTATTGGCTCGATTTCGGCGCCTCTGGCCTCCCTGGCGGGGTGTCGGGTCCAGGGACGGGCCGCCTACTCAGACCGAGGTGAACATGGCGACAGAGAACGACGTTCAGCAGACGCTGAGCGATATCCCGACCTGGCTGTTCGTGCTGGTGTCGATGGCCGGCCTGTCCGGGGAGCTGTGGCGCGCCGAGGCGGCAGGGCTGACGGTCAGCGATCTGCTCAAACGTGTTCTGCTGCGCTCGGGGGCGTCGGTGGTGTTCGGCCTGGCCTCGGTGTTGCTCGCCACGGCGAGCGGTGCGGGGCTGCCGGTTGCCGCCGCGCTCGGTAGCGTGGTCGCGTGCCTCGGCGCCGATGTGACCTCGGGGTTCTACACGCGCTGGCTTGCCCGGCGCGCCGGGATGCCGCCGGCCGGCGATGAGCAGCGGGGCGGGCCGGCCAGCCCCCCCTGAAAATCCCGATTTTTTGGGTCCTTCCCCGGTCCCCGGCCCTATACGGGTACGCGGACTCGCGTTTTCCCTCTAGCTGTGATTTCTACAGGAATGTCCGTCTTTTCAAGGGGTTAGCATGGGTCGCAGAGTGACGAAAGCCGACCTGGCCGAGATCGTCGGGCGCGACGAACGCACCTTGAGCCGGTGGCAGCGTGAGGGAATGCCGGTGGTGTCGGTCGGGCTCGGTCGCGGGAACGAGAACGAGTACGACACCGAAGACGTGATCGGCTGGCTGGTGCAGGTCGCCTCCCTCAACGGCAAGAAGGAATCGGTACGAGACCGCCTGGACAGGCTGCGCGCCGACCGCGAGGAGATCGCCCTGGCCCGCGATGTGGGCGAGGTGGCGTTGGTGGCCGATATGGCGACCGCATACGAAGCGATGATCACTGCGGCCAAGGTCGAGTTGCTCAACACCTACCCCGACGCGCTGGCAGCGTCGCTATCGGCCCGCTATGGCATTGAGATCGACGAAAGCCTGATTCGCGAACCGATGGAAGAGACCCTAAGGAAACTGGCCGAGTATGAACCGGATGACGCCCCGTCAGACGGGGATACTGACTACGCGCTCCCTGAAGAGGGCTTTGAAGAAGACGGCGATTAACGCCGTTCGCCGTATGGCCCGCAAGTGGTCTCCGCCGCCGCGGATGAGCATTGCCGAGTGGGCGCGGAAGTACCGTTGGCTGTCTCCCGAAGAGGCGGCGAAGCCTGGTCCGTATCGGTTCGAGGTGACCCCCCATCTGGTGTGGCCGGGTGGTCCTCTGGAGGCCCTGGACGATCCGAATGTGACCGAGGTAGTCGGGCGCAAGTCGGCCCAGGTCGCATGGACCTCCGGCGTGCTGGGTAACGCCCTCGGCAAATGGATCGATCTTGACCCCTCGCCGATCCTGATCCTGTTTCCGAAGGCCGAAGCTGCGAAGCAGTATGTGGCCGAGAAACTGGAGCCGATGGTGGAGGCCACGCCTCGGCTGCGCAAGAAGATCGATCTTCGCAGCCGCAAGCTCCAACAGCGGCAAGATTTCAAGCGCTTCCCCGGTGGCTTCCTGAAGCTGGTCGGCTCCAACAGCCCCTCCAGCGTGAAGTCAACGCCGGTACCCCGTGTCGGCGTCGAGGAGCCCGACGACTGCAATCTGAACCTAAGGGGGCAGGGCGACAGCATCAAGCTGGCGAAGGAGCGGCTGAAGACCTACCGACGATCCAAGGTGATCATCGGCGGCACGCCGACGCTCAAGGGGCTGTCGGCCATCGATGCCGAGTACGAGCTGTCGGATAAGCGCATTGCCATGGTTCCTTGCCACGACTGCGGCCAGGAGCACGAACTGAGCTTCGATCACCTGCACTGCCCGGAGGATCCGACGCAGTATCACGAAGTGTACGGGCACAAGCGCCCCGAGCTGGCCTACTACGCCTGTCCGCACTGCGGGTCGGTGTGGGACGACGCGCAGAAGAACGCGAACCTACAGCATGGCCGCTGGGTGGCGACGGCTGAGTTTCGCGGTATAGCCGGCTACGACATGAACGAGCTGATCGCGACGTTCTACGGCTCACGCTTCGCGGTGTTGATGGAGAAGTGGCTACAGGCCGAGCATGCCGCTGCCCAGGGCAACATCGGCCCCATGATCGCGTTCGTGAACAGCTCCAAGGGTGAAAGCTACGAGTTCAAGAGCAATGCACCTGGGATCGAGGAGCTAGTGAAGCGCGCCGAGGCTTACGGCGAATGGACGGCGCCGGCTGGCGTGCTGCTGGCTACCGCAGGGGTGGACGTACAAGGCGACCGCCTGGCGGTGATTGTCGTCGGTTGGGGGCGTGGGGAGGAGTCCTGGCGCCTGTTCTGGAACGAGCTGCGCGGCAATCCGGCCGACCCCAGCGATGGGGTCTGGTCTGAACTGGATGCGCTGCTGGCAAAGCCGATCCCGATGGAGGGCGGCGGCGAGCTGGCTATATCGGCGGTGAGCATCGACAGCTCTGACGGGAACACCAACCACGCCGTTTACGCCTACGTCCGGGACCGCCAGCGCTTCAACATCATGGCGATCAAAGGGGCCTCCCGCGATAGCCTGGAGAAAGAGATTTTCTCCCGGCCGTCTGCCTCGGTGGATACCGCCCGCGACAACACCAAGGCCGCGAAGTACGGCCTTCGGGTGTACATCGTCGGCACGCACAAGGCCAAGACCCTGCTCGATTCCCGTGTGCGCCTGGTGGGTGCTGGGGCGGGGCGGATGCACTGGTACAGCGATATCCGCCAAGACTACTTCGAGCAGTTCACCAACGAGGTGTTGGCACCGCACCCGCGGATTCCCACAAAGATGATTTGGCAGAAGAAAGCCGGTCGGCGTAACGAGGCGCTGGATTGCGAGGTGTATGCCCTGCATGCCGCGCGCAGCCTGAAAACCCACCTTCTGCGGGATGACGAATGGGATGCCCTGGAGCGCCAGGTGCGGCAACCCACATTGTTCAGTGGCGACCAGCCCGTGGCACCAATGCCCAAGCGGGCGGTGCCGCGCGGTCGCGGTACACGCAGCCGGGTCGGCTGACTGAGGGAAATCATGACCACAGCGAAACAGCGCCTGGAGGAAGTCCGGGCGGCGATATCTGACGTCCTGTCAAAGGGGCAGCGCCTGAAGCGTGGCGAGCGCGAGGTCTACAAAGCCGAGCTGGCGTCTCTGCGGATGCTTGAACAACAGTACGCCGCAGCCGCCGCTCAGGAAGAGGCCGCCCAGCACGGGCGGGGTCGTAACCGCGTTTACTACCTGAAGATTTGACCATGGGCTTTTTCCGACGCTCACCCGAGCAACAACTGATGCGCGAAGCCCTCCGCCTGGCCAAGGCGGCGGCCCGTCCCTCGGCGCCGATGGCGCAGGGGGGCGGCGGTGGCACGGAAACGCGCTGGCGGGGAGCTTCACGCATGCTCCGCAGTATGGCCAGTTGGATCCCTGGCCTGGGCAGTCCTCGTCGAGACCTGAACCGCGGCGAGCGCAATATGCTGATCGCCCGTTCTCGGGATGCCCTGCGTAACCACCTGATCGCGCGGGCTGTCGTGATGCGCCTGCGCACGAACGTGGTCGGTACGGGGCTGGTCTGCCGGGCGCAGGTCGACCACCAGGCGCTCGGGATCTCCGGTGAAGAAGCGGAGCGGCTGAATGCGCAACTGGACTGGATCTGGAACCACTACGCCGACAGCCCAGCCGAGTGCGATGCCGAGGCGACGTTGAACCACTACCAGCTCCAGGCGCTGACTCTGGTGTCGTCGCTGGTCGGCGGCGATGTGCTGGTGGCAACGCCCTTCGAGGAGCGGCCCGGCTGCATCTTCGGCACGCGCCTGCAATTGATCGAGGCCGAGCGCGTTTGCAATCCGGGGCACGGCCTGGATAGCGCAGGGCTGGTCGATGGCATCGAGTCCAACGGACTCGGCGCGCCGGTTGCCTATCACGTCTGCTCGGGCTACCCGAACGACCTGCCGACTGCCGGGCCGCTAACCTGGCAGCGTCTACCGGCATTCGGTGCGCAGACCGGACGGCGACGGGTGTTGCACGTCATGTCGGACAAGGAACGGCCCGGCCAGAAGCGCGGTGCGCCGTACCTGGCGCCGGTGCTGGAGCCGTTGCAGAAGCTGGAGCGCTACAGCAGCGCCGAGCTTATGGCGGCGGTGATCTCGGCAATGTTCACCGTGTTCATCAAGAAGGGCTCCGACTACAACAACGCCGGCGGCCTGCCGATGACGGGCCTGGTGAACGGTGGTGGTAGTGCCTCCACCGACGGCGAAGCACCGGCCCTGGAGCTGGGCGAGGGGGCGGTGGTTGACCTGGGCGAGGGCGAAGAGCCTGTTGTCGCCAACCCCGCCCGGCCGAATGCGCAGTTCGATCCGTTCTTCATGGCGGTGGTCAAGGAGATAGGCGCCGCCCTGGAGATCCCCGCGGACGAGGTGCTTTTGCACTACAGCACCAGCTACAGCGCCGCGCGGGCCGCCATGCTGCAAGCCTGGCGATTCTACAGTTTGCGCCGCTGGTGGCTGACCTGCGATTTCTGCCAACCGAGCCGGGAGCTGGTGATTGACGAAGCGGTGGCTCGCGGCCTGATCGACCTGCCCGGCTATCACGATCCGATCAAGCGGCGTGCGTACTGCCAGGCGCTATGGATTGGGCCAGCGCGTGGCGCCATCGACGAGCTGAAGGAGGCGAACGCCGCCGGTAAGCGCATCGAGTACGGCCTGTCGAACGAGACCCTGGAGACTGCGGCGATGACTGGCGAGCCCTGGCAGCAGGTGTTCAACCAGCGCTTGCGGGAGATCGAGCAGCGCCGCGCTAACAACCTGTACACGCTGCCGAAGGGCCGCGAAACCGAGGCGCCGCCGGCGCCCGGTCCCGACGACGAGGAATAACCATGCGCGCATTCGAGCTGGCTGCATCGCAGCCCTGGCTAATGCTGCCCGAGCATCTGGAGAACCTGCTGGCCATCGCTGAGCGAATGGGTGCCCCCCAAGCGCTGGTGACCCGCGAAGGCGAGCGCCTGAACAAGGCTCGCACGGTGACTGTTCGCAACGGCGTGGCCATCGTGCCTGTGACCGGCCCCATCTTCCGTTACGCGAACCTGTTTACCGAGATCAGCGGAGCCACCAGCACCCAGGTGCTGGCCACGGACATTCAGCGGGCGCTCGACGACCCGGCAGTCCGCAGCATCGTACTGAACATCGATAGCCCGGGCGGTGTGGCATCCGGCATCAACGAGCTGGCCGAGCTGGTGTACGAGGGGCGCAAGCGCAAGCGGATCGTTACCTATGCCGGTGGCTACCTGGCAAGCGCTGCGTACTGGATCGGAAGTGCTGCCCAGGAAATCGTGATCGACGAGACGGCGATGGCCGGGAGCATCGGCGTCATCGTTGAAGCGGTGGTTCAGCCCGATGGACCGGACAAGCCGAAGCGCTACCAGGTGGTCAGTCGCAACGCCCCGAACAAGCGGCCTGACGTCACCACCGAAGAAGGGCGCAAGAAGATCGGCGAGACCGTCGATGCCCTGGCTGAAGTCTTCGAGAACAAGGTGGCCCGCAATCTCGGCGTGGCTGCTGAACGTATCCCGGAAATGGGTGACTACGGCGGCCTTCTGGTCGGCGCCGCGGCGGTGAAAGCCGGCCTCGCGCACCGACTTGGCAGCCTGGAAGCCCTGATCACTGAACTGGCCAAACCGGCCGCAACCCAACCGAGGAAAGCAAGTATGAAAGTCGTGAAGACCACGGCGGAGCTGCGCGAGGCGCTGGCCAGCGGCATCGACCCGAACACCATCGAAGTGGCCAGTGCCGGCGCCGAGGAGATCCAGGCGGCCCGTACCGACGCGGCTGTCGCTGAGCGCAAGCGTATTCAGGGCATCAGCGCACTGGCCAGCAAGGGCTTCGAGAAGGAGGTGGCTGCTGCCATCGAAGCCGGTACCAGTGTCGAAGCGACCGCCCTGCAACTGCTCCAGGCGGCCTCTGATCGCGGCATTACCCTCGCCGGAATCGTTGCCGACTCCACCGGGGCCTCGGCCTCCACGCCGGCTGGCGACGACGCGGCCAGCAAGGAGCGTGGCGCTGCGGTATCCGCCATCGTGACCGGTGCCAAGCGCCGCTAAAAGGAGATCCGCCATGTACGAAGTTCAACGCAATACCTACGTCCCGGACCAATTGGCGGCCGGTGATTTCCCCATTGCCACCGGCTCCGGTGTGATCGCTGCCGGCCAGGTACTCAAGCGCGGCGCGGTGCTGGGCCGGGTCACTGCTTCGAAGGAGTACAAGCTGTCGGTTGCCGCCGCCGACGATGGCTCCCAGGCGCCGAGCGCGGTTCTGCTGGAGGCCGTCGATACCTCGGCAGGTGCCAAGGTCGCGCCGCTGCAACTGACCGGCGATGTGCGTTTCGGCGCGCTCACCGTAGGCGAGGGCCACGGGCGTGACAGCCTGGTCGATGCTCTGCGCCCGTTCTGCCTCTTCGTTCGCTGATAGGAGTTCAACCAGATGACCGATATTTTCGACTGCCGCACGATGCTCGATGCGGTGGAGCAGATGGTGCGGCCGCGTACCTTCCTGCGTGACCTGTTCTTCAATGGCGCCAACCCGGTGACCTTCGGTACCACTGCGGTGGATATCGATATCGTGAAGGGCACCCGCAAGATGGCTCCGTTCGTTCATCCCCGCCTACCGGGGAGCCTGTCGCTGCGCTCCGGCTACCGGAGCACCACCTACAAGCCGCCGTACATCCAGCCCAAGCGTGAGACCACCGCGGAGCTGATCCTGAAACGTTCGCCTGGCGAAAACCCGTTCGCTACCAAGTCCGCGCTCCAGCGGGCCGGCGAGCAATTGGGCAAGGATCTGGCGGACCTCGACGACGAGATTACCCGTCGTGAAGAGTGGATGTGTGCTCAGGTGCTCAGCGGCGGCCGTCTCAACGTGAAGGGCGAGGGCGTCGATGATGTTATCGACTTCCAGATGGAAGATACCCACAAGGTGACGCTGGCCACCGGCAAGTGGGGGACCAGTGGCGCCGATCCGATTGGCGATCTTCGGGCCTGGAAGCGCCTCATTGCCAAGGATTCCGGGCGCACGGCGAACGTGTCGGTGTTCAGCGGCGAGGCCCTGGATGCGTTCCAGAACGACGAAAGCGTCATGAAAAAGCTGAACACCCGTCGCGTCGACCTGGGCATGATCAAGCCCGAGGAGCTGCCTGATGGCGTTACCTACCTCGGCTATCTCAACGATCCGGGGGTGGATATCTACGGCTACGACGAGTGGTACGTGCCCGATGATGGCGACAAGAATGAGCAGCCGATGATTTCGGCGGGCGGCATTATCCTTGGCTCGACCAACACCCGTAACGCCATGTTGTACGGGGCGATTCAGGATCTCGACGCCATCGAGAGTGGTCTGGTCGAGGCGTCGCGCTTCCCGAAGAGCTGGACGACCAAGGAGCCGAGCGTTCGCTGGGTGAAGCTCCAGGCTGCTGCGCTGTCCGGCCTGCTGGAGCCGGATGCCTTCCTGTTCGCGAAGGTGGTGTGACATGGCCGCCGCAAAGTCGAAGTACATCGTCATTAGCGGTTGCGTGCAGGACGGGCGCGATATCTATCGGAAGGGCGATCCCTACGAACCGGCCAGCGCGGAGCTGCGGGAGGAGTTGCTGGCTGCGGGCGTTATCGGCCTGGCCAAGGACCACGCCCAAGCGCAGAGCGGCGAGGACGGCGAATAGCCATGCGCTTTCATGAGCGATTCGCTGATCTCGATGCGCTGCTGTTCGATGAGCTGGGCGACCCTGCCCGTTTTGAAGGGCGGGCAGAGCCTGTGCTGGGGGAGTTTACCGCCCCATGGCAAGCTCCGCGCATGGGTACCGCGCCGCTTCCATTGCGTGAGCCGCGGTTCACCGTTCTGGCCAGCGATGCGGCGAGCGTGGAGGTCGGGCAGGGAATCGTCGTGGATCTCCCTCCGCCAGACGGCGGCGCCTATATCGTCGTGCGGCGGGAGCCTGATGGCACCGGCCTGGTCGCGCTGCTGCTGAGGAGGGACTGATGGCTATCGGTACCACCCATCGGGTGACCGCGCGAGGCGGTACGCTGAACGTCCAGCCGAAGGCCGCCGATATGGCGGCCTTCTCGACTCTGGCGGCGGCGTACCCGAAGGCGGCGATGAACGCGCAGCGCCGGGCGATCAACAAGACGCTCGGTTGGCTGCGGACGCATATCGCCAGGGCGGTCGGCCAGAAGGAGCGCATAGCGGTTCGGGCGGTGCGGCAGCGGCTGATCGCGTATCCGGTGCGTGGCTCGGGTACCCAGGGCAAGCTCTGGTTTGGCATCAACCCCATCGAGGCCAGCCGAATCGGTCGGCCTCGTCAGGGAAAGGCGGGGGTGACGGTGGCCGGGCGAACCTATCGCGGGGCCTTCTATGCCCGTGTGTACGGGGGCGAGCCAGATATCTGGATTCGAACGGCCAGCCCGCACTTCGACCCGAGCGATTACCCGGCCAGCGACGTTCGATCGATGGCCTACGGTCGCCGCGGTTCGATGGACGCGGACATGTACGGCCGCTTTCCCTTGGCCAAGGCAAAGGTGCTGCTGGACGACGTGCGTCCGCTGTTCGATGCCTGGGCCAAGCGGGCCGATCAGAAACTGCTTGAGTTCGCCCAGCGCGAACTTGCCTACGAACTGCACAAGCTGACCAAGGGAGGCGCGCGTGGCTGACTTCGTGCTGCTCGACTTCTACCGGGCGATTGAGGCAGAGCTGAACGCATCGCTCGCCGGTATGCGCTCTATCGCGTTCGATACGCAGGTCGAGGACCGGATGCCAGCGCCGTGCATCCTGCTGGAGGTGTCGGAGTTCGAGCCGAGCCAGGATCCCGACCAGGGCACGGGCGAGGTGGGACTGACCTTGCATGTGCAAGCCCGGATCGTCGTAGGCCGGGAGCGCGCGGAGAATCGCACCAAGGCCGTTCAACTGGCAACCCAGCTTGCCCATCTGCTGCGGGACCAGACATGGAATCTGGACGATGTTTCGCAAGCCGAGTTCGTCCAGGCCGGCGAGGACTACACGAAGCCCGAGCTGGACGCCTTCTGTGTCTGGCTGGTGGAGTGGACGCAAACGGTCTATGTAGGGGCCGAGGAGTGGCCCTGGAAGGACGAGTCTGGCGAGGAGCTGCTGTTCGGCATCGATCCCGACACCGGTCCCGGTCATGAGGGAGACTACTTCGCCCCCGAGGATATCCCGCTATGAGCTACGCGACAGCGGAACATGACCGCATGATTGCGGCGATGATCAAGCCGTGCGTGGTTGCTGCGGTGGATCTCGCGGCCGCTCGGGTGCGCGTGCAGGCAGGGGCTTGGATCAGTGGCTGGGTGCGCTGGCATAGCCTGGCCGCCGGCACGGCGCGGCACTGGCGAGCGCCGAGCCTCGGCGAGCAGGGCGCGCTGATCAGCCCTAGCGGCGTAGCCGACATGGGAACGTTCATTCCCGGCTTGTACGGTGTCGCCGGCGACCAGCCCGACAACCGCGAGAACGTGGAGGTCTGGCGGTTTCCCGATGGCGGCTCCCTGGTCTACGACTGGCAGGCGACGAGCTACGCGGTGACCCTCCCGGCAGGTACCTGCACGACGACCGTTGGCGGCGCCTCGGTCACCGTTACCCCGGGTCAGGTAGCCGTCCAGGCCGGCGAGATCCTGTTGGCTGGCAAGGTCACGGTGGCCGGTACGCTGCACGTCACCGGCAATATCACCAGCGGCGGCTCGATCATGGACACCACCGGCAACAGCAACCATCACACACACTGAACATAACTCAACGCTGAGCCCGCCCTTGTGCGGGCTTTGTCGTTTCAGGAGGGACCAATGGCCAAAGCCAAGACTGAAGAAGCGGAAGCCGTCCAGGCGCCGGTTCAAGACCATCCGACGCCCGAGTTGCCGGTGACGTTCATCGATCAGGCCTACCGACAGCGCACGCTGATCATGCCCGGCGGCGTGACGGTGCAGGTGCGCAATAGCGAGGTCGTCGCCGACACCGAAGAGGTGTTCGAGTGGTTGGTGGCTCGCGCGGAATTCGTTCGTAAGTAGGGGTGATCGATGATTGGGCTGGATCGACGGACCGGGCAGCCGCTTTCCGGCGTGGCCCACTTGAAGCAATCCATCGAGGACATTCTGACTACCCCGTTGGGCACCCGGCGCATGCGCCCGGAGTACGGCAGTAAATTGCGACGCTTGGTCGATCTGCCGGTGAACGACGGTTGGAAGAGTGCCGTGCAGGCTGAGGTCGCGCGGGCGCTTGGCCGGTGGGAACCTCGGCTGCGCCTGGAGCGTGTCCGGGTGGTGGCGGTCATGGGTGGGCGGATCGATCTGGAGTTGGCCGGGGTGTACCTGGGTGACTCCGTAATGCTGGAGGTCAGCGCATGAGTACCGTGGATCTGGCCTCACTGCCGGCGCCCGAAGTGCTGGAGCCGTTGGAGTTCGAGGCGGTATATGCCGAGGAGCTGGCGGATTTCAGGGCTTACATGGGCGACCAGTGGAACGCGGCGCTGGAAAGCGACCCGGTGGTGAAGCTTCTCGAACAGGCGGCCTACCGTCGAATGCAGAACCGCGCTCGGGTGAACTCAGCGGCCAAGGCGTTGTTGCTGGCCTATGCCGAGGGTAGCGACCTCGACCAGTTGGCGGCGAACGTCAAGCTACAGCGCCTGGTGATACGGGAGGCCGACGAGTCGGCGGTTCCGCCGACCGAGCGGGTGATGGAGGACGACGCCGCGTTGCGGGAGCGCGTACAGCTAGCCTATGAAGGCCTAACCACCGCAGGGCCTCGGTCCAGCTACATACTGCACGCGCGCAGTGCGTCGGCCCTGGTCGGGGATGCGACGGCCGAAAGCCCCAGGCCGGCGGAAGTGGTGGTTACCGTGTTGCACGTCGAAGGGCAGGGCGTCGCCGACCAGGCGCTGCTCGATACCGTCTATGCCCGTCTGAGTGATGAGGATATCCGGCCGGTCGGTGACCGGCTGACGGTGCAGAGCGCCGAGGTGCTGCCGTACAGCATCGATGCGGTGGTGTACATGGAAGGCGTCGGGTCGGAGAACGAGGCGATCCTTGCCGAGTGCCAGCGTCGGATAAACGCCTGGATCAATCCGCGCCGTCGCCTGGGTGTCGAGGTGTCCCGGTCGGCGATTGACGCCCAATTGCATATCACCGGCGTTCGCAAGGTGGTGTTGAACGGTTGGGTCGATATCGTGCCGACCAAGGCTCAGGCCGCCTACTGCACGTCCGTGAAGGTCGTACAGGGGGACGCATGAGTCAGCTACCGAGCAACGCGACCGAGCTGGAGCGCGCCCTGGAGTTCGCGACGGACGAAGAAACGGACGTGCCTCTGCGGCTGCTGGTCAACCCCGATACCTGCCCGGAACACATCCTGCCGTGGCTGGCCTGGGCCTGGTCAGTGGATCGCTGGGACAACGAATGGTCGGTGCCGACAAAGCGGGCAGCAATCCGCTCTGCCTTCGAGATCCACGCGAGGAAAGGCACTATCGGCGCGCTACGTCGGGTGGTCGAGCCCATTGGCTACCTGTTGACGGTGACCGAGTGGTGGCAGACCGACCCGCCTGGCGAGCCCGGCACGTTCTCCATCGAGGTTGGCGTGAGCAGCGGCGGTATCACTGAAACCACGTATCGCGAGGTGGAGCGCCTGCTGGATGACGCGCGGCCGGTCAGTCGCCATATCGTCGGGCTCGACATTCGCTTCGAGCCCAAGCTTCAAACCTTCACCGCAGTGGTCGCCATCGATGGCGACATTCTAGATGTATACCCGAGGGTCATTCCATGAGCACCAATCAATACGGGGGCTTCCTCACCGACAAGGGGGCCGCCAAGCAGGTCGAGGCTGCATCCGGCGGCTTGCGACGGAACATCACCCACATGCTGATCGGTGACGCGGGCGGTGCGCCCGGCCAGACGCCGGACCCGGTACCCAGCCCCTCGCAAACCAAGCTCGTTCGGCAGCGCTATCGGGTCAAGTTGAACCGCCTGGTAGCCGCTGACAACAATCCCAGCGTGTTGATCGCCGAGGCCATCTTGCCGCAGGACGTGGGCGGTTGGTGGATGCGTGAGCTGGGACTGGAGGACTCGGATGGCGACATGATCGCTGTTGCCAACTGCGCGCCGAGTTACAAGCCGTTGGTGAACGAGGGGTCGGGCCGGACGCAAACGGTGCGCCTGCATATCGCGTTCAGTCATGCGGAGACGGTCGAACTGCTGATCGACCCGAACGTGGTCACCGCGACGGTGGCGGATCTGCAAAATGCCCTTCTGGAAGTGCGCGCGACCACCGACGCGACCGGACAGATGAAGCGAGGTAGCGACGGTAAGATTACGTTGCCGCTCTCGCTGAGCCTGACAGGCATCGCCGCCGGCACCTATCGCAGCCTCACGGTCGACGCGAAGGGGCGCGCTACCAGCGGCAGCAACCCTACCACCCTGGGCGGGTACGGCATTACCGACGCGCTGGCCAAGAGCGATGCTGTCGACGTGCCGGCGCCGAATAAGCTGCTGCGGCTCAACGCTGCCAGCCAGTTGCCGGCATCGATTACCGGCAACGCGGCGACTGCCACCAAGCTTGCCGTTCCGCGCATGCTGTCGTTTACAGGGGACGCCACGGGGAGCGCATCGTTCGACGGGAGTGCCAACGCGGCTGTAGCGCTGACCTTGGCGAATTCGGGGGTTGCTGCTGGTACCTATGCCAAGGTCACGGTGAACGGCAAGGGTTTGGTCACCGGCGGGGCGCAGCTCACTGCGGCAGATATCCCGGCGCTGGATGCTGGCAAAGTTGTTTCGGGTGTCCTGCCCATAGCTCGTGGCGGCACCGGCAACGCCATCGGCCAGGCTGCAACGGCGGTCAAACTGGCATCCCCTCGCGCACTGGCAATCGCTGGGGATGCCACCGGCAGCGCTGCATTCGACGGCAGCGCAAACGCCAGCATTACGGTT